CCGTCAGTATAAAACCAAAGAGAGTTGCCACCCATCTGAGCTACCTTTTTAATTGGATTGTCAGTTGCGTATGCCATATTATTATTTCCTTTTAGTTATTATTCTGCACAAAGTTGAACTCTAGCAGCATCACCATCAATTTGTACTGCACCTAAAGATAACATTGAAGTTATTAGGTGAGATACTTTCTCAGGGATGTAGTTAACTTCAGTTTTAACATCTGAACCCACTCCTAAACCAATTGATGATTTGTGGAATGCTAATGTTTTTCTATCTGAAGATGGTTTTGATAATCCAGAGTGTGTGAACCATAAAAAACCTAACCATCTTTTAGCAGTAATACCACCAGCGAATGGAAGATCATTAGGGCCTACATATTCTACTCTAGAGAATTGATCTATTGATAATAGATCAGACCATTGTTTAGGCCCAACTACCCAGTATCTTTGACCATCATCTGGAACGTCATTTCCGTTGAAAATTTCCATCATGTTTTTTGCTTTGATCAGAGTCATACCAGTTGCTGAACTTGATACGTTGTTTGCGATTGAAGTTGCTCCATCTAAAGTGTCGATAAGCACTTGGTCAGTTTTTCTACCTAATGCGTATGCTGCTGAAGAAGCTACAACTTGTCTTTCGTCAATGTTTACCTTTAACTCGTCTAACTTATCAACGTAATCTGCTGCATAGTAATCAGTTAAAGTTGCAGACACATTGCTGTGTGAAAGATCCATAGCAACTACTTCAGCATGTCTTGCTTTAGTATTTGCAGATCCTTTTGCTACTTTTTGAAATTTAACAGAGTTTCCATTGACACCGTTAACTGTTCTAACAAGGTTCTTAAGTTTGCTTCCCATTCTTTGGTAAGCCATATGAACTTCTGCTTCAAACTGAGTTATAAAGGCATTAGTTATTGATGTTGCCATTATTGTGTCCTTTGTTGTTATTGTTTAAATTACCGATTATCTTTTTAATGCAGGGGTTTGTTATCCAAGAAGGGCAAACATAAACATTTTAAAAGGTCTTAATTTAGAAATATTCTAAACAATAGCTTATTGGCAACGCACATTAAATCCAATGTTTAGGAATGGTAATAACTTCTCCGTATTCTATTTCACCATTTTCATCTTCTGAATAAGTACCAAACAAAGTAATAAAAGCATCTGTTTCTTTATAAATCCAAAACTCACCTGTTGTGCAAAGAGCAGGTTTAGCATTATCCATTTGTTTAATAGATAACCAACCAGTTTGACTTACACAGTCAAGCCATTTTAAAGGTTTCTTTAACCTTTTGTATTTAGAACTAACCTTGTCCTTTAAATGCTTTTTCATACAACTCCGTTACCCTTCTTACATAACCAGGATCTCTTTTAGAACTATCCCAATAACGAGGATCATTTAACATTGCTTTTAAATCATCTTGAGTTGCTTGTGCATCAACTTGTGTATTTGATGTTGGCATATTTGAGTCTTTAGTAAGTTTCATTATTTCTTCAACAACCTGTACACCTTCAGCAGTTGCAGCTAAAGCAGAAATTGCAGAATAACCTTCTGGACTTAAATGTTTTTTAGACCACATAGATGCAGCTTCAACTCTTTCTTTACCTGCATCACCAAGTTTCTGTCGTTCTAATTCCGTGTTAGGTAAATTAGCAACAGCATTATCAATAAAAGCTTTAACACCTTCATCATATTGTTCTTGTGATAAACCAGCATCTTTTGCAGTTTTATCCCACCATTGAACAATAGGCATATCTTTATCAATTTTAATATCTATTGAATTGTCTAACTCTGGAATAGATAGTTTGTAATCTTCTGGTACGTTTCTTAATTTTTCAGATTCTATATCTGTTCTTATTTGTTTAGTAAGATCTTCTGTTCTAGATCCTAATTTAGATTCAAGTGAATTATAACTTGCTGCTAAATTTTCTAAATTAACTTTGTTATTATCTGCATCCCAAAATTTATCTTGTATATATTCTGGTTTACCTGCTTCAGTAGTTGTTTCTGTAGCGATTGGTGCTGTATTAGCATTATCATCTGCCATCTTGTTCTCCTTTTTTTTTTCTTGTTTTAATTATACCAACTAAAAATCTCATACCTTCAATATGAAATAATTGATTGCTAGTTACATTAGGCCCAGCAACTGCTTCAGTTGTAATTGATTGTAGGTATTCTAATACCTTTTTACCTTCGTCACCTTTAAATACATTTGCGAAATGTTTATTTAAGATCTCCTCATCTTTTGTAGATCTTGAATAACCATCTATGCTTGTTGTAATTTTAGGTTTTTCTTTGTTTAGTGCATCCCATGTCATTCTATGTTCCTGGTGGAACTTCTCCTCCTTCTGGTGCTGATTGTTGTAGCTGAGTCATACGATCAGCTAATTGTTTTTGCTCATTCTCATCTCTAATAAGTTTTTCTGGTAGGTTCATTTTTTCTGCTAAATATTTTGCAGTTTCATTTTGATCTACAATTAAGTTAATCATTTGTGGGCCAAACGTACCTGCAATTATTTCATTGAACCTAGTTACATCTGCAACATCTTGTAAATGTTGAGCTTGTGCTAGAGGTGATCTTGGAGCTATTTTAACTTCCCTACCATTTACTTTAGGGATTTCTATTCTACCTTGTTTAGATAAAATTCTAATAATTCTTCTTAATAATGGATTAATTAATTCAGATTGTAGTCTTCCAAAAGATGCACCTATCTGTCTTGATAGATCTGCCATTCTTTCAGATACTTCTGTTGCTGTCATTGGAGTACCTTCTGGTCTTCCAAGAGCTTCCATGTATAAAGCTTTTTTAATATTAGTTCTCATGTCATTTAAAACCAATTGAGCAACATCAAAGTTAGATGCTGCTTGAATTGGTAACAAACCTTTAGAACCTGGAGCTACAGGAATTAAAGAACCAGGTACAAGGGAAATGTTATCTGGATTTATTACACCATCGTCTTCATAAGTATAAACACCACTTACTGACATTTGTGCATTTTGTAATATTAATTCTATAGTAAGGTTACAAGTTTTTATTGCACCCATTGCATTAAATACTGGGCCTCTACCATATACTTCTCCAGATGCTTTGTTCCATCTAAATACTAAATAAGGATTAGAACCATCTCCAGAATATTCTTCTTCTAATAATATGTGTTTAGGGTTTTCCATAACAACACAGAATTTATATTTTTCTACATTGTCTTCGTAAATTTTATAAATAGCTTCTATTATTTTAACTTCTTTTTTTTGTTTTAGAGGATCAAAATTTTCTGGTAATTTAGCTCTAGGATATAAAATATTTATTTCATGTGCTTTACAAGTTCTTGTTCTATATACAGTATCAATTTTACCATCTGGGCCATTCATTAAACAAACTCTTGTTAATGGTACTGAGGTAAATTTAATTGGATTAACTGCATCACCTTCTTCTACAAGAAGTATTCCTGTGCCAATAGCAAGATCCATAAATGCTTCATGTATCTCTTGGTTAAAGTTTGATGTTTGTAATACTTGAAATACATAATCTGTAATTTTATCTAGCTCTTGATTAATAGCAGGTTTTTTTTCTGCTGGTATTTCTGAACCAGCTTGAAAGTCTGCCCATCTAGCAAACGTAGGTGTTATACCTGCTTGTAGTCTTGATGCAAATTCTTGTACTCCAACTACTGCTGTTTCGTCAAAAATTTTATCATTTCTTTTTTGTCCTGGCGACTCATCATAAAAAGATTCTCTATTAGGTAAACAATACTCATAAGCTTCTTCAAACTTATCTTTCCAATAATCTTTAACACCTTGAGCTTCTTTATACTTTTTAAGTATTTCTGTAGCTCTATCTGCTGTGCCTTGATCTAAAGTATCTTGAGTATCAATGTATGCCATTATTTTTTTTTATTTTTATTATTTTTTTCTTTAACATCCATCATTGCTTTTTCACTTGCACCTGGGCCATAGATATAATCTATTTGTGCATCTGTTGAAGGATACAAAGGATCTTTTTTTTTACCTTCTTTTATTTTTTCTTCCATCCATGCTTTTGTGTGCCATGTTTCGTGTGCCATATTTTATCTCCTATTTAGCTGGATCAAAGTAACCTCGACCACCTGCATTACCAAACATTGATCTAGCTCCTTTTAATCCTTTTACTTTTTTATATTCATCTTCTTTTTCTTCTTCTGTTCTTGTATCTGCTTCTTCAGCTTCTTCAGTTTGTTTTGTTATTTGTTCGTTAGTAAGTTTAACTTGTTGATTGTTATTGTTATCATTTCCACCCTGCCAAACTGATTTAGTTGTATAAGTTCCATCTTTATTTTTAAATTTAACAGTTTCTCGTCTATTGCCACCAATAGGATTTCCGTAAGCATCAGTTCTTCCTGACATTCTATCTTCCATAAAATTACCATAAATTTCATTTTGTTTATCTAGAGATAAACTTTGAAATTCTGATTTAGATAATTTTGTATTACCATCGTAAACACCTTTTTTAGATAAAACTTTATCTGTAAAAAAAGTTCTGTTTTTTAAATTAGAATCTTTAGCAAATTTAGATTGGCTAATTTTATTACCTGTCCAATTTAACAATTTCATAGTTAAAAATGGGCTAGTATATTCTACAGGTGGTTTATTATAATTTTTAAATTCTGTTTCTTTTGCTCTAGTTTCTTTTCTAGTTTCAATATTTTGTTTTACCTCACTATCAGATTTAGCTGACCATGTATTTCCTGCATTAAAATCTATATTAGTTTGAGTATTTTCCCATCCTGCATCTGAGCCTGTAGCTCCTTTGTCATTACTCATTAATTTAATTCCTCATCATCTTGGAAGTCATCTTCTTCAAATTCATCTATATCTTTGGGAAACATAATATCTTCTAGATCTTCCATTAAAGATTCTTCTTCTGAATGGATCTCTGCAATTCTATCTAAAATTTGTCTAGCTGTTTTTTTTGCCATGATTTTCCCTTTTTTCCCAAAATGGCTTATATCCAGCTTTTAGCAACGCACAATAAAGCTGATATGGTGTAATGATCCACCATCTATAAAATCCAATCAACCTCATAACAAATGATACGCAAGACAATTCTTTAATTCTCATTAGATGCCAATCATTTTTTTTAGGACAAATCAGTATTTTAAAATTATAAAGTTTAGCAAATAGTTCTTCAGCAGCT